GGTAAGAATTAAATACCCCTATAGTACCATCAAAGTTGTAATCAACTGCGTATATCTCACGCTCTTTAATAATCATTAATGAGTTTTGTTGCTTGTTGAACCCTGTTATATTTTCATCAGTAAGCCCAACTATATTAAAGTTGTCATAAGGAAAGTATGTTGGATCAACCCCAACACTAGAAATCCCTGTCCAGTAATAAATACCAGTGCCGTTATTTCCAAAGAACAGCCTATTATCATTTTGACCACCAAAAGGCTTTACTGCCAAGCAATTAAGTATAGAATCTATATCCTCTTGATTTGTTTTGTATGCTGTTACAATCACGTTATTAGTTCCGCTTGCTGGTGCGACTGTAAAGGTGACAACTCCCGTTGTTCTGTTGACTGTAAAATCTACACCCTCAACTTTTGGCACTCCATTTACTAAGCATAATACAGTTGTTACATCTAAATCTAAATCAGTTAGCGTGTAAGCAGTAGAAGAACCATCACCATTAAATAAATTAGCAAAACCAGCACCTAACCTGTTGTATTGTTCGTTTAAATCTCCACCACCAGTAGGTAATCTATTAATAATTACACTTGGTATATACGGAACAACGTCACTCGCTGTTGTGCCATCCCATTGAACATAATTACCGACTTGTTTTAAATATATGTTTTCATTGTATTTAAATAGCTTTGATTCGGCATCATTTAAGCCTGTGAAGATTTCTGTTATAATACCAGTGCTAGGGTCTTGTTTGTAAAGCTTTGTGCCTGTGTGCTTAATTAAAAAGTCTTTGTATAGGTATCTGTAGATTGAATGCCCGATTGCTTCTGGTGATTCGTCTGTCTTTATAAAGTCTTGACCCCACCTCTTATCTAGTATGCCATCTTTGTACCACATATTAAGGCAATCGCTAGTCTTATCCTCTGGTAAGTCAAACTCAATATTAGCCAAGTCAAGCCCACCATCAAGGCGTGACTCTTTAGATGGCCAAAACTGTTGCTTTGGTATTACTGGCTGTGTTATCCTTGGTGCTATATAAGCCATAAGTACCTCCTACATTGCTGAAAACACTGTTTGAACAGCGTTAAAAGTCGGTTGCTCTAATTGTGTAATGTTTTGAATCTTCTCAATGTATATTGATCTAATCCAACTTGATAGTGCTGGGTTATCTGCTGCTGTTGCTAATGTTGCGCATTGCAAGCATACTACCTCAAATACTTTATCCTCTATGTCAAGTACTGTATCGTCAGGTGCGTTAGGTTCAATAGTTTCAGGATATTTAAAGTAATGTATATCGAACGATCCCTTGTCATAGTAATTCAATATAATTTTTCTGTTATTTTCCCATTTATGAGCCACATAAGCCTCGTAAACCCTTGGGTCAGACTTTAATATTACTGAATCGAACTCTAAGAAATTATCAGGCATATCATACGCCACATAAGCTGTGTATGTTGGCACATCATCAGTAGTTGGGAATGTGTATTCGTAAAACCCTGTATTTCTTATATTGTATGGATACAAGCCCAAAAATTCGATTGTAACAGTATCGGTAGAAATCGCTGGTATTAATACCTTATATGATGTAAATTGTCTTTTAAGCGTATTGTCTATGGTTTGTACTGGTGTTCCATTGACACTAATAGTGCACGTGCCTATATTATCCATTTCAAAGTAAGCAGATTGACAACCCACAAAGCTATACGTCTTAGGATTGTCGGGTAGTACTTGTATAATCTCAAACCCTCTTAAAAGTCCTAACATATTAGGCACTGGATATTGAGTTACTTGAAATACTTCTGGTATTTTAATAATTCCAGCCACATATTTTTGCGCTTTATCCAAGAAATAATTAAACTTATCTCTATAATCAGCATTTTTAGAGGGCGCAATGTCTGCACCCTTTTTAGTGGCTTCATCAAGTACTCTAAGAAAGAATTTTTGTGCATCTAGTTTAGTAGACATAATTATCCCTCCTGTTCCTCATACCATCTTAAATTACTTGCTATAATATTATCACCAGAACTTCCATTGGTGGCTACAAACCTATACACAGTGTTTTGCTTAAACACTATTTCATCTTCTGATTTTCCGCCAGCACCAACTCTTGTTTGGCCTATGCCAGTTGATCCAGGCAAGAAACTAGAAAAAGCTGGTAGTAAAGTTCCGCCATCTGTAAATGTAGGATTTTTAATAACGGCTGCAGTTGCTGTGTTGCTAGATGATCTGCTTCTATTATTCGCAACTAACTCTGTGCCTGTTTCAGCCGTTACTTCCGCATCTTCATATATAGCCGTGTCAACGCTATCAGCACTTGTAGTTATTCCAGCTAGTCTATAATGAATATATCCCGTTGACGGCGTAATAAAAGCGTATTCTACTGTATCTGTTGTCGCTACAGTAGTTTTGTCATAAGCACCAAACATAATTCCATTGTGAATATATGCATGATCGTTGTCAATTGTTTTTAATGCACCTGTAAAGCTTTCAAATGCCTTAAAAAATGCTACTGCTATACTATTCTGTAATGCCATAATTACACCTCCATGCCTAGTTCTTTTTTAATGTTACTTATTTTCTTGTTATGCCAGTGCTTTATCCCTTTAGATTTAGCAAGTTGTCTTAATTCATCATCAGATAGAATCTCTTTTACTTCGTCTGGGTTGATTTCTTCACCTTCCCAAGTGCAACCTGGTAATTTGTTTTGTAAAATGTGAATTATTTTAGGGTCATTTGTTTCTAACTCTCCATTTTCATCAAACTTACATACTGCATACCTATTAGTAGCCCCAGTTTGCTTGTGTTTGATAGTCTGAATCACAGTGTGATTTTGTCCATATTTAAACTTCATGTATTTACCTCCTAATAAAAAATAGTGGAGTCATTAAACCCCACTATTCTATTTTGTTTTATGCTATTTGATTAACCTACGTTTTCAATTACTTTAACGTAAGCTGCATGATCTGTTAACAATTTGTCACCAGCATTAGGTGTTAATGTTAACTCGATAGATCCATCTGCTTTCTTGCAATTAGCTGTGTCAACACAAATAACTGCTTCTGTGTTCTTCGTAACTGTGCCTGAGATAGTTTTACTATTCCACATTGCACCCGATCCGAATGAATAAGCAATGTCGCCAACCGCTGCTGCTCCTGCGCCACCGATGATAATCAACATATTTTCTTCTGTGTTCTCAAGAGTGAATACCTCTGCTAGACCGTCTGTGTCTGCTGTTGCAGCATTTGACGTAACTGTGGTAATCTCGTTTCTATCAGTAATTTTTGATTCTACTACTGTAACACTCATATTGTACCTCCTAATATAGAAGGGGCAAAGCCCCTATTGATTTTAGATTTCTGTTTCAGCTCCGTAAGTTGCAGCACCTGTAACTAATTCTTGATCCTTTATAACTTTAGCGCCAAAGTTGTGTAACCCTCTTACTAAGTCGTCGAATGTATTAATAGCTCTTAGCGTTTCAGTCTCGTTGATTTGGTCTGCAAATGCCATTGCCATTCCTGAACCAGCCATAATATGAGAAATCGGAGTTGCTTCTGTTCCTGTGTTGATAACTTGGTTAGTTACATAGATATCAAAACCTAATGTATTACACCACATCATACCACCTTTACCCTTGATGCCTTCATTAATACTGAACTTAACGCCAGCTAGTTCAAGTTTTAACTGCATCCAAGGCGGAATAGTCATCCACATATCAGAAACGTCAACGTCTGATTCTGCTAATTTTTGCTTAAATGCACCAATCCAAGATAGTACATTTACACTTGTAATAGTTGCAGCAGTTACTGTTTTACCAGCATCTACATACAGTCCCATAATATAAGTATCACATGCTTGTGCTAACTTATAAGCTGCTCTTTGAGCTTGCGAGCCTTTGGTATCCATTGACGCTTGCGCTGCTTCAATATCGCCTACTTTAAATGCAAAGGCATCAGCTTGATCTACTAATAATGTAACTCTTGAATCTTCTAACGCTTCATACGTAATGTCTGCGCCAGTGTAACTGAAAATTGTAGGGTCTGCTAGTCCATTAAAGTAAACAGCGTCACCTTGCTTCTTGATTTCTCCTGTGTACTGAGTGTTACATACTTTCTTTGCTACTAATTTAGATTCTAATGTTCTTAAAATCGTTGCTGCCCATACTTTAGGTGCAAAATTTTTAGTACTCATTTAGTTCCCCTTTACCATGATTTCATGGATTTCATTATGAGGTCATAATTGTCATTTACCTCTTGTTGAGTCATAGCTTCAACTTGTGCTTCGGTAATGAATGAATTAGTCTCCCCTGTGTCTGATAAAGCACCAGGTGTAGAAGTGCCATTTGCTTCTATCTGCTTTATCGTGTCTTGTTGTATTTTGTCTCTATCTTTTTGAATAATTGATTGTTTGTTTGCTAAAAAATACGCTTCTGAAAGAGTCATGCCCTTCTCTACATATTTGATAACGTTGTCAGAATTATCAAGTTTTGCGATATCGTCTAGGCTAGTTATGTTTTCGTCTATACCTAAATCATTTAAATCGCTATTAAGTTCCTCTAATTGGCTCTTGACATAGGTAGCTTCTCTACTTTTTTTAAGTTCTTGATAGTCAGGGTCGTTTTCCTTTAATTGTGCGTACACATCATTAGGATCGACTTCTCCATCCTTTAAACTTTCAAGTAGTTCAGTTTCCTTCTGCTTGGCAATTGCCTTGTCATAGTCAGCCTTAGTGTGAATACCGTGTGATTCGCCATATTGATCAGATATGAACTTGTCAATAGCATCCTTTTCAGCTTTCTTTCTGACTTCTGCAAACTTAGAGTTCTCTTCTGGACTTTGCTTCACTTCTTCCGTGGTAGACGCGACTTCTACCTCTTCGCTTTCAGTAGGTTCAACAACTTCCTGTCCAGTTTCCACTACTTCTGTAGCTTCTTCTGTTGTTTGAGGATCTACGACTTCCTCCGTTACTGCGTTATCAGCAATTTGATTTTTCATAATAATTCTCCTTTTTAATAGATGTTTCTATTTAAATTTATTATACTACTAATATTTACTTAGTGCAAAATATTTTGCCATTACTCTTTGATGATAGCTTCTTGGTAAGTGAATTTAAACATATAACCATTGTCACATTCTTGCGAACCATCGCAATTCACAGTACCTAATACTTTGTTATTGTCGCTAGCATCAATAAACTCTATTTTGCATATCACTTGGTCATTTATTGTCACGTTATCCATTGCTCCTCCTAATAATCTACACTTTGTATGATAGCCGAATCCCTTTTGGCTACGTGTTCAGGGTTTTGCAAGTCTTCACCAGCGTACCACTCGCAACGTTTGTTTTGACAAGCCCATAAGTCAACAACTTCTATTTCTGTAGTATTTTCTTGTGTCTTATGACCTCTTTTGGCTCTTACTAATCTTGAATTACATTTAGGACAGTTCATATTAAACCCCCAATCCGTCTAATAATGCTGGATTCTGCTCTACTGCTTGCTTTTCTTCTGGTGTTAACTGACTCATAACATCATTTACTTGTTGTTCTTGCTCTGCCATAGTTTCACGCTCTTTTTCGACTTGCTCTCTAAGTCCTTGCGGTATAGAGTTCTTAGGCATATATTTAATATGGTCAAATTTATCAATCCATTGCCTATCTGCGTAAGTGTCTAGGATGGCAACTTGCAATGATTCAGAATAAGTCGAAGCTGGCCCAACGTCTACCATTAAATCAAATTCAATATCCCTAGCTATTTTACCGTCAAAACTCTTAAACATTTCTTTGCCTTCGTCATCCTTGCCCTTAATGGTTCTTGGGAAATTATAAAAGCACTTAAAGAATTGTTCCCATATTTCACCTTCACGTTTAACACTAGCAACTACGTCTTTCATGTAATCATCATTTGGTCTTTGGGCTTGATTCTGTAGCGCAATAATCGCAGCAGCAGCCATATTAGCACCTATTTGCTCGCCAGTCGATACCTCTGTTACGCCTGTTACACTTCTAGTGTAGTCTAATAGGGTTTGAGTCAATGCTGGTGCTGTGTTAGGTGTATTAGGCATCTGCATATATTTAAACCCATCACCACCACCATTGTAGTTGTCTGTTAGAATTTCACCTGGTGTATTAGTGATTGTTTGAGAGAGAGCATTCACCTTTGCAATAATTTTAGGCCATGCTGTTTGTTGCACTGCTAATAGTTGCATACCCATGCCCCAGTTTAACGATTTCTGATTAGGGATAATATCCTCGATTAGACTTCTGTAATATGCTGATTTTCTTCTGCGCTTTAAGCCTAACATATCAACTGGGTATAATTTAAACTTGCATTTTGGCTCTGGTGATAACCTGCTAGCTTTTACAACTGTTGCGTTCTTTGTTACTTTAACCCACCATACTTCACCCTTAACTTTGTAGTA